TGGTGTCACCATCTACCACATTTAATACAACTGCCTTATATGTGTACATCATTTTTCCTTGTTGGTTTGTAGAATCTTTTGAATATCCATGACCTTAACATTCTCCCAGCTGGCACCACCGACATATGCCGCGACAATCCCGAGCCAAGAAAAGAATGACCATGAAACTAGGCTCTGATGCAGACTGTTCTCTGGATTACCCCAGCCCGCGATGAAGATAATTAGACCCCAGCAGAATAACAGACTGAAGATCACGATCCGTCGTCTTGTTGTTCTAGTTGGCAGGTACAGGTTATCTGTCTTAGTGAAATTTGGATTAATCATATTTAAAATTTGAAGTCATCAAAACTTTTTTGTGGTTTCTTGGTCTCAGCCACGGGTGGTTGATAACCCGATTCAGACAGACCTTGCTGAGCAGATTCCTCTAGGTTATATAGTTTCATCTTTGACCGGTCAATACCAACGACAAACTTCCTATTGGCTGCTATGTCTGAGTACCGGTTCTTGAGAATCTTGATCATTGTCTGGCCTAGATCATCTAGTTCTTCTGTACGAATGATTGAAAATACAAGATCGGCAGTCATCACTGTAGCAATACTTTCACTGATTGACGACAGTTCAAGCTCTGTGTTACCAAAGCCAGACCTATTGACCTGCATGGCAGATAGAACCGGCATATTATATTCTACACCAAGTGCCCGCAGTTCTTCACTGACACTCTTCAGTAGTGAGTATGTATTAACATTACTACCTTGTTTTAGTCTGGCTGATGTGCAGATACCGAGGTAGTCAACGATCATTACATCGGGTATGAAGTTCCTCTTGATCTTCAGTTCTTCAATCAGTGCTCTAAAGTGACCAGAATGTGCAGCCCCGGTTGGATACTCCTTGACCACCAATTTACCATTGCTACGACTTGTAATCTTCGCAATCTTGGTCATGAACTCATCCTTGGACATTTTACTTAACTGATCAATACTAACGTTCATTAGGTTAGCATCAATCCGTTCGGCAATCCTCTCCTCGGACATTTCCATTGAGATGTACATCACATTCTTACCCGAGGCTAGATAGGAAGCCGCGGCATGACACAGAAATAGACTTTTGCCTCCGCCAGATTCCGCAACGACAAGCGCCAATGATTTTCGAGTCAGCCCACCCTTGGTTACTCTGTTCAGCATATTCAGATCAAATGGAATCCGTTCCTCTTTTCTGGTATAGAACTCGTACCTAGATTCGGCATCATCTTCATATGAGTGACCGACCGCAGTGTCAAATGAGACAGATAAAGCATCCTGTAGTAACTTTGGAATACTATCTTGTGATAACTTCTGATCGGAACCCTCGATAATTTTAATTGACTTCAGAATAGCATTGTAGACACTCTTTTCCTTACAGAACCGCTCGGTCTGTTCAATCAACCAATCCTTATTTGCCGGGGGTTCAGTACCAATAGCCTCAACAATCTCAAGTGAAGAGGTGAGTTCAGAATCGGATAAGTCTGTCCGTTGCATTAATTGAATTCTAAGTGCCCCCTTTGTCGGGGGGCTATTGAACTTGGTATAGAATGAGGAAATTTCATCGATCAAAACCGCCTCGGATTTATTGCCAAAATATGGCTGCTCGATGAATGGTAATACCTTTCGTGCATATTCCTCTAGAGTAACCAGATGGTTAATAATAGCCCGTTCAATTATCAATCTCTTTCCCTTCAACCACGGCGGTTAGAATATCTTCAATATAATCTTCGATGAGCTGACCAAGTTCATCGGCGTCTTGTTCCATTATAACACCTTTGACCAAAGAATAATCTACGACCACCTCTGAGGTGGCACCAAATGAGATATTATTGATCACAAATGCTTTACCAGAGAACTTGCCACCACGAATCAAGACCGGATAAAATCCCCCTGGTAACGTGGTGGTTTTATCAATGAAAAACTTGACCTTAGACATCTTCTAGCTGTTCATCGATTGAAGCATCTGACATAATAGAACTCTGCCCTAGCATATACTTCCTCTCAACCGCACGTTTAAATTTATCATTATTAATAATGGGTACCCAGAAAGAATCAGTATGTGTATCCTTTTCCCGAAATTTCTTATCTTCAATCTCACCTGTCTCAATATCAACACGTGAGTACCAGCCGTTAGATGGCTTTTTGACGAAACCTAGATCCTGTGCAATTTCTAGCATACCAGACCACTTCTGAATCCCACCCTCGTACATGACTGTAAATGGTAACTTTGATTTTTCTTTAACGCGCCGCGATTTTTCAATATTCATAGTGAAAGTCCACCCCATCAGTTCGGTTCCATCCTTCTCTTGAGATTTACCAAAGATGATAACAGTATCGCTACTGTACATCGGACCGGTGTTATGAGTCACAACACCATTCTCCAATACATAATGCTGAACATCTTCAACTGAGATATCATAAACTTTTTTCTTACCAACTTTGGTGATTTTAGAGATCTTCATTTCTTTTCCTTACATTTATCAAAGTGCCATCGTTTCATATTTGCTGGGCTATTTGATGTTTTGCCACAATGAGGGCAAGTTGATTTTGGTTGTTCTTTACAAGCTATTGCAAAAGGATTCTTCCATATGTTAGGATCGAATCTGTATAATTCAGATCGATCGACCCTAACAGATTCACCGGTCTCAACGTTCTTCAGGGGAACTTTACCCTTTCCAGATTCGCCTATCTTACGACGGTGTTCTTCTGACTTGACAACTCCAGTTCTTGTCTCAGACATTTTACGTTTTGTTTCTTCTGTGGTGACTTGAAGTTTCCTCTTCTCTCGTATCTTTCTCTTAGATTCTTCGGTGTGCTTCTTACCAAAGAATCTGTTGTTATCGCCGCGCATACTCTCTGACAGCGCGATTGAGTGAGCAGCTCTTGCTTTAGCGAAATGTTTAGAGTTCACATAACGTTCATCCTGACCAGCGCCGATGCGACACATAGAAAACCAAGCGTGAGCTAGAGTAGATGATCTGTAAATCTTATACAAAAGCCAGTGTGCAATGAAGTGTTGCCGTGCGGTCATTTTAACAAGATTATCTTTATCATCATTTCCACCCATACACTTTGGCACTATGTGATGCGTTTCAAGATATCCTTCCGAGTTTTTACGAGCAGAATCCACGAGATTGTTATAAAGTTTTTGGTAGTCCATAGTATTCCTCCTATAGACTATTTAGTAAAACCAATGTTTTACGCAGATACTTCAAATGCGCCTGTACCAACAACCAAGTTTTTCGCTTCTACCCAATCACCATTTACTAAGAATGGGTGATTCTCTGAACACGTGATTTTGAGTCCGTCTTCAAACTCAATCTCGAAGCACTCGGGTTCGCCGTTCTCGAGTGTATCTGGGTTCCAAGTATGAGTTACTTCTTTTTCCCCAGACATTGTAATGACCGTGTCTCCAACCACAAACTGCTCGATAGCTTTGAGGCCATTAGGTGTTTGAAGAAGTGTCCCTTCAACTAAACAACCGCCACTCATGATTGCGCGTGAATATGTTTCTTGTGACATGTAGATGTGATTCACAGCAACACAAGGTATATCTTTCGTTGTCAGATGTGGTGTGATAATACGGAATAGTGATTTTAATGTCTTTGCACGGGACATGTCTGCCACAGATTTGCCCTCTAGAGCATCTTCGGATTCCTTTTTCGATGCTAGGTTACCCACCGAGTCAATAAAAATGATAACCTTATCACCACGTTTAATCTCATCTAATCTTCTGGAGATATCAAACTTTAATTGTTCAATGTGCTCAATTGGAATATGGATAACCCGATTAGTATCAATGCCATTGGATTCAATATACTCTGGGGTAACACCAAACTCCGAATCATAAAACAGACAAACCGCATCTTTATATTTTTTCATATAAGACTGGACCAATACTAATCCAGCCAATGATTTATAGTGTTTAGACATACCAGCTAAAATTGTTAACCCAGATGTTAAACCACCATCTACTTTACCAGATAGAGCAATATTGAGAATTGGATATGGGGTTTGTACCTGATCCTTCTCAGTAAAGAATTCTGATTTTGATAGCACAGACGACATTTTAATTGTGCCGGCACTCTTCATTCGATCTAATAGTGAACTCATTTATTTTCCTTCGTGTGATTGTAGTTTTGATTGAATGGACTACATTTAACCATTATCCGAAGAAACTGTCTAGTGAGGATTTCTCCTCTGAATGCCACCCAATTGGTGCTAGCATAATATCTAGACCAGAGACAAAACTTTTCTCGAATTGTACATTATAATCCACGTAACTCTGGAGATTAAATTCCGGTGGTAGATGACTGTCCGCGGGAATAGCCAGGACATTTTCCTTGAACGGATTGGGCATCTTGAGGTAAAAGAACTTGATCTTTGACCCCTCGCGGATTAGTGGATACTTACCCGTTAGTTTATTAACCTTGATGTAATGATTGTACATCAGGACCCCACGGACCTGAATTGGACAACCCTTCTTGTAGATAGTAGTCGAATCTGAGTATTCCTTTAGGTTATTCGCACCACGCGGAAAGGCTATAGCATCGACGGGTAACCCCATGAACTCATCCCGAACCGACTTGATGTATCCCTGTACGGTTTTCTCATCTGTGTTGAAAATAAGTCCTAGGGATTCTTTTAACTTAGCACGAATGAATGCTGGTGTTGAACTGCGAACCAACTCCAACCCAACTGTCTTGATCTTTGGTTTAACATAGGTTACACCCTCGGAACTATGAACACGCATAGCATACTTTTTGCGTGCCAAAAATAATGATTTATCCGCCACGGCCTCGAGCTTGAAACTGATCTTGTTATCGAAAAAGTTTAACTGATCTGAGATGCAATTGCAGATATTATTGATTTCTTCCTGTAGAATGTCAACCGCGATTTTCTCCAGTGATTTGACAATAATCGATTCGGGTTTACCAGATAGGAATTTAGTGGCAACTGGATCAAGGCAGAAATAACAAGAATCCGTATCCCCAGCAATCATGTACTTAACATCTGTAGTCTTGAACCGTTTATTGAGTGCTATGTCAATATCACGTTCAATGGAACGTAGAATATACTGACCAGTCAATGTAATTGATTCGGCTACATCGGGATTGAAGAATCGGAATCCTTCTTGGGCATATGCCCCGAAAAGTGAATTGAGCAGAATTTTGATAGCCATCTGTTTTGCATTGAGTGATGCAATCTTTGACTGCAAAACCGGATTCTTGGTCTGTTCATACTCCGCAGTAGCCTGCAGCATCTTATTCTTTGTACTTTTCCGCTCAGACATCAGGTCAGCGATGATCTTACCCAAGAAACCCTCTTTGCTTCGATCAAACATCATACCGATGGCAGAGATTGCCGCATTATCAAAACCAGCCAATGTACTGACTCGTTCCTCAGATTCAGGATCACGTCGCAGCAACTCATCTACACCAAGTTCAATTTTACCCAGAACCGTGTCTGGGCTGATATTCAATGATCGCATGATAGATGGGTATAGGCTCGTGGCATCCAGAGATACAGTCCAGCCATGTAACCCAGTAATTGGTTCTTTGACATACCCACCCTCAATGCTACGATTGACTACACTGGCACGCTGGGGAACCGTAATCTTCTTGCGCAATAGAGTGTTAGTGATCATCGAGTCCCAGAGTTTGACCGGGCTGAATACATCGTCATAGTTGATTTTAGCCATATAAGCCAGGGCTAGAGCTACATCAATTAACTTCAGTTTCTTGTCAAGATCGGTAACCAGCTTGACGTCAACCACGTTATAAGTTGTAAAGATATCCCAATGATTATCAATAGAATCATTGAAGTCTTTGCCGGGTAATTCAACCTTGGTATGACCAAGTTCTTCCTGACTGATGAAACCCAGAGAATAACTTTCCCGAGGATCGTATGTGAACTTTTTATAGAGTGCCAGATAATCCAAAATGGCTAGACCGGGAATTGTACACTTGACTTCCTCTGTGCCTTTGACAAACAATTTTTCAATGCGGCAGATATCCCAGGGCCCCAGCATACCAGATTCACCCTCGCCCAGTACAAGTTCAATCCTATTGGCTAGGTACGGAATGTCGAAAGTCTCAATGTTCCAACCGGTAACAATATCTGGATCAATCTGTCGCCAGAACTTTAGGAACATGTGTAGCAGATTGGCTTCATCTGTACATAGGATGTACTTTGTATCATCACCAGAGTATGGTTTACATCCAAAGGTATAGCATTGCTCGGTGTTCATATTCTGCACGGTAATGAGGACAACTTCACATGCCGCACTACTGGGGTCAGGAAAGGAATCCCCGACTCTGGTCTCAATATCAATTGACCACATTGAGATTTTAGATGAATCTGGTTCAATATCCCATGGATACCGTTCACCCATAAATTGGAGAGTATAGTTCAGCTGACCGTAGATATCAAATCCGCTAACGTCAGAATACTGCTTGATAAAGTCCCGAGTTTCCTTGATCGAACCTGGTTTGACAGACCTGACCGGTTCACCCTTTAGTGTTTTCCACTCAGAATCTGTCTCGGACCTATCTGTGACATAAATTGTCGGTGACCACTTGATTTTATGGTGCCGCTTGACACCATGCTCGTCGATCTCCTTCAGGAGGATATTAGAGCCATAGACTGAACAGTTAGTATAGAATGAATTCATAGTTTCCCAAAACGAAGCATGCACAAATCATAGAGACAATCTGATACCGGGTGGTGCTTGACAACCAGACCTTCAGACCAATCCGGACACTGCTCTGGATCAACTTCAACATACCCATTCTTGGAAGTATTGGGATACAGGATATCAATCGCAGTTCTGACGTCTCTGTACCTATTATAACCAAAAAGTGGAGATTTTAATAGAGACTTGAACAAATTATCCATGCAAGGTCCGTCCATGGAACCGCGGACCCAGACAAGGGCTGTATCATCATTCTTGGACTTGACCCAATCAATGCAAGAATCTACAGCCTCGACTACGGACACATCTTTATCCGATGGGATGTAACTATACTTGCGCTGAATCTCACCCTGTTTTTTCCACCATGTCAGAGTATCTTTATCTACGGTCCGACCATACTTGGAGATTTGTTCCATGGCATTCAATTTGACGAACAAGGAGTCCTTGAGCATCTCCTGATAGTTTTTGACTGTTGTATCTTTGACGTACACAAGACCAATTGATAGAATGACCGAGGTAGATTCAATACCCAGGGTCTCAATATCCATAGCAAACATGATATATCCTTGAAAAATTGATCACTTTTAGAAAATGCAGGTCTTTTCATTTTACCGAAAAAACGCTAAAAAATCTTTAACATTATTAATAACTTAGGGAGCAGAAAATCACTAAAAACACATTGGATATAGGGTACTAACTGTTTTGTTAACTTAAATGTTAACTAAACGCATGATTTCCGGAATGTCTAATCAAATCAATCAGTTAAGATCATCAATATGCTTTCCCTCAGCGCATTCATCGATGAAGGCCGAGGCTTCTGCCTCATCTTGGAAAAACCGAATCATAAACAATGTAGGGTGGAGTCTGTTCATGATTAGAACCATGATATTATGATAATCGCTCACACTAATTCTAAAGAGCCATTCCTTCTTTAGGATCATTGGGAAAACGGATAATCTTCTGATACGTGTCATGAGACTAAAGGGGACATTTTGTCCCCTCTTGATTAAATCACAGAATCTTCATTAAGCAGTTGCGGGTGGGTCTTGGCGTCCGGCGCAGTGATATTGATCCGCTTTGGCTTGGATTCATCCGCCAATAGGTTCTCAAGATAAATCTTAAGAATACCATTGATCATCTCTGCACCTTTGACATCGACATAATCCGATAGGGTATATGTGCGCTCAAAGCCACGATATGCAAAACCCTGATAGATTAGAGTACCGACATCTTTTGATTGATCATGTCCTTTGCTCTTGACATGCAACAGATTCTTATCTAGAGTGATTTCAATATCACCAATTGAGAATCCCGCCACTGCAATTTCAATGACATATGTATTTTCATCCGTCTTGCGAATGTTATATGGTGGAAAGGTTGGTTTACCGGCAGTCGGAACAAAGTCAAACACCCGATCGAACCCAATACCAGTTTTCCATAGATTGTCTACTACTTTATGTAAGTCAGTTCTCATTTTAATCTCCTTAAAGGCAGATGAAGTGTAGTCCCGAAGGCGACTACATTTAGGGAACCATTCCCTAAACTTGTTGCTGCTGAGCACGTTTGCGGTCGCTCAGCATGGCATATTTTGGTTTGATGATCCAGTTTTTCTTCTCACTATACGGAATGATCTTGATATCATTTAATCCCGTAGTTGGTAAATCACCCTTACTGATGATCCGGCATAGGCCCCATTGCTCCAATAGTTTGGCTATAGTATTCCTTCGAACCAAATCACTCATTGTCATATCAAAAGGTTTGTTCTCAAGTGCGAACATCTCCTTAAAATGGACAATAAAATATCTACCGCGCTTATGTAGAATATGACAACTAGGATATAGGATCTTTTCCTTTTTACCAGAGATACCAATTCTTGATAATGTCTCACGGATTTTCAAGAATGAATCTGGATCATCAAATGTGATTTCCAATAATTGTTCTGGTCCAGTCCATTCAACTAACACTTCATATTCATGCATGTTTTCCACCTGTATTCAAAGAGTCTCTAATTATTTATATTCTTCATAGTGAGAAAAATACTTGATCTTTAGACAAGTATTAGTCCATTTAGTAATCTTGAATACTGTTCGGCGGATTTTCAAGAATGAATCTGGATCATCAAATGATGATCTCCAATAATTGTTCTAACTAACACTTCATATTCATGCATGTTTCCCACCTGTATTCAAAGATTCCCTAATCAAATCCAATTTAGATTCATTTAGTAATCTTGAATACTGTTCGGCGATTTTTCTATTGCATTTATACGCTGTCTGGATTAACTGCAATTCTTCACCCGGAATAGTCTTAGCCCATTTATTGAATGGACGTCTTTTCTTTTGCACACTATCATACAATAATCTATAGTGTGTATCATTGGACAACCGAGTGTTATTAACCATCTGTGCTAACATAACAGTATCATAGTTATATGACAAAGCCCTGTTAACCATGAACTGACTATACTCACCCGGGGAGGTCTCATCATTCCAAATTGGAACCTTGCCGGATGTTATACTGTTAATGTAATCAAAAACAGAAGCCATATCATTTCCACTGTGCCGTGACCATGATTTCAACGCAGAAGGCTGCAATCAGAATTTCTGCATCGACCGAATGGGTAGCCTTGAACCCATAGTCAGATAGGATGAGAATGATCTGAGGAATGCACTTAGGTTCGAACAGATCAAAACCACGGTCATAGACCTCACGGAATAAAATCTGCGGATCTACATCAGAATGAGAACCCACCCACTTGCGAACCGTGCTAAAGTCCTTGTCCTTCATAGCTGCGAACAGCTCAGAGAATGTCTGCTCTGCTGTATTGGCTAGGATACCGGCATCAATCTCACCGCCCATTGAGTACCGCTGTAGTTCATTGAGTGTGCGCCGAAAATCCGGAAAGAACTTTGTCACCAATTCTGCTACAACTGGTTTCTGGTACTTGACTCCCTCATTATCAAGGATATAACAGACCCGCTTGAAGAACTTGCTGGCTAGTTTCGGTTTTTCTACAGCATCGACATTGAACCCGATATTGACACATCGACTACGGATCGGGTCAATGACCTTGTTCACGTGGTTAGTGGTAAAGAAAAACCGAGTTGAGGTAAATGATTCCACAACACCTTTAAGAGCATTCTGGGAAATAGAAGTTACGCCATCGCAATTGTGGGTAACAATACCATTTTCTGTGATAAAAGTATGATTTTTATACACGGTTAGATTGATGACACGAGATTTACCAACCGGGATGATTTCCACTACAGTTTCTGACATAATATATTTCTTTCAAATGAATTGTTTTACGGCCTTATATGCATTATATTCTAACACTCTCTACGATACCTTTTAATAGATTTTGATCAAGCAGTTACAACTTTATGTCCAAGTAAGCCCTGTTCAATAGTACGTTCATAAAATGATCCATCTTCAGCCTCGCAGATAAATGGATGCCGGGCATTAGCTCTAACGGTTTTGCCAGATGAAAGTTTTACCTCAAAAATATCATCGTCTCTATCAGAGATAATGCTACCAGTATCATTTTCTAAAGCTCCAGTTTCCATATTAAAAGATACAACAGGATATACTGTATCTCTTTTTAGTTGATTCAGAGGAACAGCGGTCCAGTTATCTACCGTGCCGATTCTAACTTTTTCGTCCTCATGTAAACATTCATCAAATAATACAATCTTTGCACCACCAGAAAATGATACAGATGAACTAAATGATGTTACCCGATCACGAATAATATCAATAGATCGTTCTAGTGAGGCATTGATGTACAGTAGATCGGCCCCGAGGTCATTGGCGATGACTTTACAGATTGTAGTCTTACCCGTACCCGCGGAACCATGTAGTAGCAGGTTAGGAATATTGTTACCAGAAATTGCTTCCTGAATCATTTTCTTGGTTGATTCAGGAAGAATTACATCGGCTAGGGTAGTGGGACGATATTTCTCCGCCCAGACTAAGTTGTCAATGCTCATAATATATTAAATGTGTTAAGATCAGGCTTCAGCAGCTACGTACACAACCATATCACTAGCCTTGGCTGTCCAACGGGTGATCTTCTTGAATGAGATAGCTACAGTATAATCCTGATTGATCATCTTCAGATTCTCGGTCTTCACTGAGGTCTTGAATTCATGCTCAGTAGCACCAAGTGTGATACGGAATGTGTTGCTCGATGAGTTTTTGGAATCGCCTACAATCAGTTTCAGAGTACCATCTTGACCAACAATACTCAGTTCATTGGCTTTGAGCACAGATGCAGTCCGAATAATCTTTGCCAGATTAGTTGCAGTCATCTCGAACTCAACATCCGGGGTCGGGAACACGATGTTCTTGGCTGGTGGCAAGAATAGCACAGATGGGTCAGCAGCATTGAACATGATAGCATCATCACCATGGGTAATGGTTGCAGTTCGGGTCGTAAAATCAATATCCGGAGCCTCAAACAGGCTCAGCACACCCAGGAACTCTGATAGGTCATAGATGTAAAAATCTAAGGGAAATACATCTGGTACAGTAACCGTAGCCATAATGTTCTTCTGAGGACTAATGGTCTTCAGTACATTACCCTTGGATAGACAGATGTTCGGATTGATGCCCGAAAAGTTTTTTAGAATGTTCAGAGTTTCTTTTGACAAAAGCATGGTGTATTTTCCCTAACAAAGATTAAATTATATCACAGGGTTGGTGGAAGATTATTTTGGAGAGTTGCCTGATGGCAATGGAATGCCAGACTCATGTGAATCTAGTTCAAACATGAGACAACAAATAGCATGAGCTAGATGGTGTTCGTTTGTCTCGGGGTCAATTAGTTCACCCTTCAAGACTGAATTGATATGTCTTAGTGCGGCATTGCGATACCGAAACTGACCATCAGGTACATATTTCCAGTTATTTATGGAATACTTAGTTGCCCCGAAAGTCAGCACCCTAGCCACAGCTTCTAGAGCATGGGGCGGCACTAGAGCCAGCTGGGGTTTTTCTTGATCAAACTTTTTGCCTACAGTCATTTAAGTCTTTCCTCAATTGTTCAATTTCGGCTGCCGCCAACTCCAATAGGTCAGCAATACGGTCCGGCTGACCCTCTTGAACTGACTTGCGAGTAGGTATTAGCCTACGGATTTCAGCGCGCTTCTTGAGCAGGAACACTACGTCCTTCGATTCCATAATTCATTAACTCCTGTTGATATAGTGGTTCCAGTTCTGGGTCAACCTCCACCGGTTCATCTGGTTCAATATCCAATGAGTTCTTCTGGGAAGGGAAAAAATATACACCCCGTGAGATAGCATTGTGAGTGATCATCCATAAGGCTAGACCCACCTTATACTTAGGGCCCTCTGTCCGTTTAGACTTGAAGAACCCATGGAATTCATGTATCTGTTGGAAAGTCACAGTATCTTCTACCTCCGGGTAGAACATCTCAACTAATGTCACCCATCGCTGTTGGGCCTTGGAAAGATTTTGCCACATTAGCATACTATACTCCGATCGTTTCGATGGTCCTATTATAACACAGGATACGAATAAAATCTCACTAGATGTACCGGTATGTAGAAAAATCTCCATGCTTCTCAACCTGTATGACCGCGGAGTAAGCATCAGGAGAGGTATCAGTATGACTAATGACAAAAATGTTACTATCCGTCATTGTATTGATCAGTTCTGAGAATTTAGCCCGAGCCTCTAGATCAAGACTAGAGTCCACGACCTCATCCATGATCAGTAGGTTGATTTTGGCTGAATTCTTCATGGCAGCAATATGTCGGAACGCCAGAAGGATTGCTAGGTCTAGCCGCTTCTTCTCACCCTCACTGAAGCTGGCATAACTGAACTCATCTCTACCGCGTGATTTAATAACCTCATTAAATGACTCATCCAGATTGAAGTTGACAAAAAAGTCGAACATCGACAGGTACTTATTGATAATAGAATTAAGTGCCGGTAGATATTCTTTGATGATTGCAGTTTTAATACCCCCATCCTTTAATAGGACTAATGATATATCCTGCAACCGTTTTTCTTCCTTTAGTTCTTTCTCACGTTGAATAAGACTAATAGCCTTGGATGCTATTTCTTTTAGTTTTAAAGTCTCAGTCTCAATATCTCCGGTATCGGCTTTAATCTTCTCAATCTGTTGCTGTTTAACCCGAATCGCAGATTTTAATCTGGTAATTTCACCCTTGTACTGATCAATAGATTTGTTTAGCGCAGAGACCTTAGAGTCAAATAACTGAACCTGTTCAGTACATGGATTATATTCTAGCAGAAACCGATCTACATCAGCCGATAGGTTTTCAATATCAGATGTAAATGTCTGTTGAATAGAATCCTTATGATCATGCTCAATACCCTGTAGGCATGCTGGGCATTTATTCAGGGAAGTGATTTCTTTTAACTTTATAGTTAACCTGTAAATTTCCAATCTAGAATTCTGAATAGAGTTAGTCAGTTCATTCCGCTTTATCTTATTCAGTTCATGTGTAGCATAATCCAATGAACTCAATTCATCGGTTAATGTCCGATGATGTTTAATGGCTGCGGTCTGTTCTAGTGTCAGATGTTCAATCTCACCGGTTAGTTCTTGAACCTTAGTTGTCTGATTCTTCTGGATAATTTCAATAATTCGTTTCTGAGCTTCAGTTTCCTTCTTCGCCCCGATAATATATGCAGCAATGACATGCAGTTCTTCTTTTGTTGCTGCAACTCGTTCCTTTAGAATCCCGTTCATTTTACTGAAGATACCAATGTCTAATACATCCTCAACAACTTCGCGGCGGCTCTGAGCTGGTAGTTTCATAAACGGGGTGAACCCAGCTGAACCCAGAATAACAACTTGACAGAATGTGCGGAAGTTTAGCTTGATGATATTCGTCTCGAGGTACTCCTGCATATCTTTAATAGCGGCATCCTGATTCAATAACTTACCATCACAATAAATCTCAAAGACCCCTGGTCTCATTCCACGTATGATCTTATATGGAATACCATTAACATCTAGTTCAAGTTCAACTAGACAGTTCTTTTGATTAATTGAGTTAACTAATTGTGGTTTATTGATATTACGGTACGGTTTACCAAATAGGGCATAACAAACACCATCACAGTTTATACTACTCTTACCCGATCCGTTGCGTCCAATGATAAGTGTACTCGGGTGCGAATTGAGTCTTAATGTTGTAGGAACATTACCGAAGCTGAGAAAGTTTTTAAGAGATATCTGTTTGAATACGATCATAAGGTCAATGCTTCATTGTATAGAGACTGGACATAACTCTTGATTTTAGTCTTATCTACATCGGTAGTAATACTATCAATATAACTGTTGATAATAGCCGAGGAGTCTTCCAAGTGTGTCTCGGGGGTAATCTCACCATCTTTGAACTCATCCATATTCTCAACTATAACCAGATCATGCGGACCAACTAACTTAATTGAATCAATGAATCGATCAAACAGGTAAACATCACCCTTTTCCTGAACCACAACCTTAATAATCTTTTCCTTTAATTGACTAATATCACCAGACCACCCGTTATTATAAACGAGTCTATAGAACATTGTAAATGGATTCTGAATAAACTCCAGTTTACCTGTATCTGTATCTAGGACATGAAACCCCTTTGGATCGGCATAATCGGACCAAGTAATTTCATATGGTGTTCCGACATATAGGATATTGCCACGCTGTGATTTATGATGGTAATGCCCAGAGAATACCATCTCGTACCTATCAAAATCCGCGGAATTATATCCATGGTGCATGACCTCTGAACCACGGTACATGGCAAAACCAGAAAACTCAAAATGTCCTAGACAATATCTAGCTGCGTCTGGCCTTTTAATGAACTCCTCGAAAACCAAGGATTCATTCTCCTGACATATCCAGGGAATAATATCAAATTCACCGATTCTAGTTGGCCTGTCAATGATATTGACATTCTTATATTGATCTAGTAATAGATTGGGACTATTAATCTCCAATGTATTTTTATGAACAATATCATGGTTACCCAATAGAACATGCATCGTGCAGCCTAATTCCTCTAGGGGTTTAAACCATGAATCTCGGCAAGCATGATAAGCCTTAAGTGATAGTGAGACTCTATTATCAAATAGATCACCGAGTTGATAGATTTCCTTAATCCTATGTTCTCTGACATAAGGGTAAAGACATTCTGTGAAGAACCGATTAAAGAATCTGCTAAACTTACCGCTACCCGATCTAGCCGATAGATGTGTATCACCCAGTAGAATAACCCGAGTCATTCAAAGAACCCCTCAAGTGGACCCGGTTTAACGTCCTTTTTCTTCTTCTCCTCATGTAACTCATCACCAAAACTCATAATGTACTCATTCAGGGACATCGTGAATTCTCCATCATCCTCATCAGTATCAAATGACTCTACACCACCCGATAAAATCATTCGATGTTTCTTATTGTGCTCGCGTTTCTCCGATTTAATAACATAGAGGAAGGCATAGTAGCACGACTGAGTAAAGTATGCAAATGGGTTCTGAGACTTTTCCGGATTAAACATATGAAGATTGGAGATGCAAGCCTCGATACCAGCCGACACCATATCATCAATGTAACTATAATTACGGAAATTATGCTTGGTGGCTAACCCGTGTGCGATCTTGTATATACATTCCCCGAGGTATCGGTTTGCCCTCGGTTTTTCTAAACCGGCTTCAATAGCAGCATAGTATTGCTCGCGGTACTTAACAACCTCTTCTAGGAAGATCTTGTTGTTAACATAGTGGGCTGGGGCTGATTCATCGACCGGTTTAATCGGGACGAAGGGGGCATTGTATTTTTTAGGCATATAGTCAATAGTGATTAAACTAACATAGTCCTATTATATCATCGTGTATAGGAATATTATTTTCCAGACTGGAAGGAGACCGATTAACAAAATTTATCGGAACTTGAACCCCGATAAAAATATTTGTTGTGTTTTGACCAAAAATAGTACTGTTTTGAGTCAATATTATAATATCTTGTCTTTTTCTGTGTTATAATACATATAACGGAACTAAAGTTCTATCTAGAATCTCCTCTAGAATCCCTCTAAGGTTTCTAGAGTATATATTCTGGAACAAAACAAGGAAACAGAAAGAGAAACAAAACAAGATACACCAAACAAGGAAACCTCTAGAGAAACCAAATCAGGAATCTCTAGAGGTTTATTTTTAGTAGCACTCCAGAATAATTATACGTGGAAGATAAAGCCGGATAAATGGAATTACTAGAGAAACATGCCCATTGGTACTCTAGTGAGATTCCAATCAAATTGTTCGGAGTCATATATTGAGACTCTATCATGGAAGTGATTAAGCGTAGTATTCTTCCAAGATTTAGAACTGATATCATCCACTATATCATACAGAGTACAATACTCTTTACCACTTTTTAATCTAAGTCCACGACCAATACTCTGTCTAATTCTAATAGTAGATTTAGATGGGATAGCAAAGATGATGTTCTCAATGCTTGGCATATTAATACCAGTTGAAAATAGACTAGATGTTGCTATAATGATTGAATCTGATTCATTCTCAACCATTAGTCTAATTTGCTCTCGGTCATCAATATCTGTACCACCATGAACAAAATGGATTTTCCTATCTGTGTCTCCTAGCTTGGCTTTAATCAGATCATATAGTACCGCACCATGACTTGAGACAAAGTTGAATAGAATTAGTGTATTACCTGTTGCAGCCTTGGCTAGATTGGCGATGAACTTGTTTCTAGCTGCATTAGAGACTAGGAATTGAATCTCATCTTGGTACTTGAGACCCTTCATTGTTTTTCTTATTTCTGGTGGGTATTCTAATAACAATGCTTTGATCTTTAGTTTACTGACCTGACCTCGATCCATCAATTCTTTTGTCGTGATGACTCTATAGATCGGGCCCATTAGACCTACTAGGGATAGTTCATTTATTTTCGAACCATCTATTGTTCCGGTTGTGCCTGTTCTCCATTCTGTTCGGGTAAATTTTTCCATTGTAGATAAAACAACAGATGCCGAATATCTATGACTCTCATCTAAAATTAGAGCATCAACATTTTCTGCTATAGCCCTGAAGCTATCTGGCTGACCTTTAATCATGGCATGTAAACTCTGCCATGTACTGATCATTACATTCTTGGTGAATACTCTTTCCTTACCAGAATAGAGGACCTGAATGTTATTCTCTGTATCCCAACCGTTAATAGTTGAATAATCCTTAAAGTCACTAAACAGTTGCTCAACTAGCATGGTGGTCGGTACAACAATTAGAACACGATGATTTAACCGATCAAGATGGTATCTCATCTTGGCATAGATCATCATACTCTTGCCAGATGATGTGGGACTTATTGCTAGATTCCGTTTGGTCTCTAGCATCTTTGTCACGGCTTCATATTGATAATCCCTAATCTCCAGCCGATTACCTTTACTAGCCAACTCCAGACTGTCGATGAACCGAGTACATTCTTCCTCAGTTATACCTGATTTTGAATTCAGCTTAGGGTCAATAGTGAACTCATAGTTCCTATCTCGACAGAATTTAATAGCAACCTGTAATAATCCTTTATAAAGGCATTTGTTTCTTAGATTGTACAATCTTATAATTCCGTCCCAGAGCTTGGCCTTGAACTTTGGCGTGAATTTAGCACCCGGGGTCATAAACGAAAAGAACTCTTGAATCTCCAATGCTACACCGGGATCATCACACAATACTTTCATGTGTGTCTCATTATATTGTACAAATTTGATCATGCTCCAGCCCTCTTCTTCCAGTTATTCCCAATTTATTGTTTTTAGTCATAACATCGGATGAATTTAGTTAATTCCCGCTGCGCCATTTCTGGAATTCAATTATGTTCTTGATATGAAATGAACGAGTCTTAATTTCATTAAGTACAGATTCTAGGAAATATATAGTTGCCCTTAGGAACTCTACCCTAGCTTGAATAGTTTGTACATCAGTATCAGATTCGACCAATTGATCTATATCTGACTTGAGGGTTTTATACTGCCATTGTTCCCAGCCGAGTTCCTGCAGTTCTTCACGTGTCATTTCTCCACGGAAATACTTGATCTTTTTAGTTCTGAGTTGGTTAAGGTCAAATACTGTTTTAGTCAATTTTAACTTGACCTGAATCAGTTCATTAAGATATTTTGAATGTAAATGCGGGGATTTACCTGCTGCCCTGTCTAGGTGTAGATCATCAATGTCACAATCTATAGCCCATTCATTCCGAAGTTGTTCAAGTGTCATCATAGTATTAAATAGAGTTATCCATGAAACTATTTAGGAGATGATATGACACTAGCAAGATGGGGTACATACCCAAACTTTAGCCAAGCTGAATTCAACTGCCGCCATACCGGATTAAATGAGATGCGCCATGAGTTTATGGTTGTTCTGCAGGCTATTCGGACAGAACATGGTCGACCCATGCGTGTCACAAGCGGATTTAGACATCCTACCCACCCCGTTGAGGCTAGGAAGACACATAGCAACGGCGAACACACCCAGGGAATGTGTGCCGATATTGCTTGCGACAATGGGGCAGATAGGTTCCGTTTAGTTCAACTTGCATTAAAACATGGTATTACTCGAATCGGTATCCACCCACGATTTTTACATCTTGGTCTAGGTGGTAGAGGGTTACCTAATCATGTAATCTGGGATTACTCTTAAAAGAAAAGGGACCGAGTGGTCCCTTTGTTCATCTCCATTGTTTTGGTAATGGAATTGAATCTGGTATATCTAACCTATAGAATGAATAGGCAAAGTTGACGGTAGCCTTAAGGTACTGCACATCGGTATTCTGAGAACTAAATTGCAAAGCGGATAGACTAGTGGGATATAAATCTACAAATCTGATACTCTGTACTGGATGATTGGCACTATCAAGAACGGTTAGTGTGGCATCTGAGTATCCCTTAGCAATCTCGGTTCTACTCTGGGAGTTTCTTTCTGCTGCTAAGAATGCTCTATAGATTGCATGTCCCTCTGGATATGTTAAACCAATCAGCCAGCCGTAGATGACCTTCCAGTTAATAAACTTCTCATCAACTAGGAATGTAATAGTCAGGTTATCAAACTCGGCAGTCTCACCGGGAATCTTGATATCATGGACCGGTGTAGCCTGAGTTACTGTACCAATTGAGATAGCCGGTAACTCTGCATCTTGAACAAAGAATGTCACCTCTGGTAACTTTTGAACAGAGAATAGAAACCCATTGGGATTTAATGGGTTGATTTCATTTGGGCGCCGGGCGACTATCATCAGATGTAATTATTGTTAATACGTTCTGACCGGATTTTCTCTAGTCTGACATCAAAGTGAGCACCGGAATCTTGAACTGGTCTCATATTCAATTCCTCAACATATGCTTCAGCCTCATCTGGGTCCATCCCGTACCTTAATGTAATATGTGGACTGTACTCAGTGTATGAATGACCCATACCAAGACCACGACATACATCATGTAGTTTATGAATAGCCGAGGCATTTAGATTAGCCACCAGACAAGCCTTTCCAGTATCACTATCGGTTAATACTGAGAAATGAGTAATGCCAGCTAGAATAGGATATGTCACACCAACCGAATTAATCTTCTCTAGACTATCTGTAGGGTCCAGATTTGATTCCTTAGAATAGACTAG